TTACCCATTGGCGCGGCTTAAGAGCTTATTTTTGAATTCACAATGGTCACGATATAACCATCTTGCTCGCCCGTGGATAACTTTGGCTTTAGGCAGGTCCCCGGACTTAATCCGGTCATAGATGAAGGTTTTACCGAAGCCAGTATCGGCCATGATGAATTTCAAATCAACCAGTGAATCAGGCTGTAGTTCGTGTTGCATGAGTGCTATCTCCGAATAGGGAATCGAACCTGCAAATCAGGCAATAAAAAACCGCCATCAGGCGGCTTGGTGTTCTTTCAGTTCTTCAATTCGAATATTGGTTACGTCTGCATGTGCTATCTGCGCCCATATCATCCAGTGCTCATATCACTCTCCTTTGATGCGAATGCCTGCAGCGCGGATTGCAGCGATGACTTCAGAAACTTTGTATGCCATTACCGTTTGGTAATCCTCGTGGAAATCTGTTCGATGAAGCATGCTGCTACGTTCTGGGAGCGATATTTCCCGTGCTTCCAGTTCTGCAATGCGCTTCTCTGCGGCTTCCAGCTTCTCGCGCATATCATCAACGTATTCGACCAGAGATCCGCCAGCAGGAATTTCGCACTCCTCGACCAGTTGGAAGTAAATATCAGCAGCTGCACGGGTGTTGTCACCGCCTATGTTTTCTCGCAGAGCATCACGCTCCGCAGTCAGCCTGTAGTTCTCATCCAGCAGCGCTTCGATACGCTTCTGCTGATAATTCCATGCTGTTACAGCCTCAGAACCCCACGCGCCGTTATCTGCAATATCAGAATCATCAGCGCCACAGAGGTGGCAGAAGCATTCACCGTAATCGCCGGAAAATAGCGACTCACCTCCATCCAGCTTGTTACTTGGGTACATCTCGCCACAATGACCACATTCTGCCAGGTAATACGAACCTTCGACGCTCTGACCACGCAGCGCCTGTTTGTTGATGTTGCTCATTGGGCGGATCCTTCTGTGCGATACATCATGATTGTCAGATCGCCTTTAGTCGCCAGGCGCACCGTTGTTCCTGGTTCGATGCTGGACAGGTCAAACGCATCGTAAAATTCGTTTACTGCCTTCTGTCTACGAGATAGCTTTCTACGCTTATCCCACTGCTTTAGCGCAATGGAGATAAACCACTGGCCCGTTTTGAACATGATGAATAACCACCCCATCAGAGCGAGGCCAGTGTTTAGAATTTCAAGAATGCTCATGACTGCACTCCTTTGCGAAGCTGGGCAGCGATGTCTTCGAGTACGCCATCAGAGAATGAGCGGTCAAAATCGCCTTCCGGCGCATTAGCCATAAACTCAGTAGAGGTAAGAATCATCCGGGCAATATCAGCGGCGTTCTTCGCAGTATCATCAATAAAACCAGCTTCCCAGGCAGCCAGCATTCTGTTCGCCACAAAGTAAGCTCCCTCCTTGCGTGCTTCAGTCTTCACTTCAGCCAGGAAAGCGTCGATGGCCGATGGGGTTTGATTTTCAGCTTGAAGCCACTGATTGTAGTGATAATCAAACATTCCCGTAGGGTGTCCGCATCCTCCGTGAACGTGGCTTTTCATCGCATCACCACACATGCAGTAGTCGTTGTCAGCATTGCTGATGATTTGAATGAGCTTCTGCAGCCGGTCATTTGTAGCCGAGCTTTCAGCAGCCAGCGCCGCGCACTTGGCTTCAAGTTCGGCAAACTTATCAGCCACTGATTTCGGCCCGTCTTCGCCGCAAGCCTGCATCATTGATGACTCCCATGCTCTTTCTGCTGCTTCCGATAGCTTTAATTGCACTTCAAGTAATGCAATCTTTGATTCAAGCTCACCAAATTTACGCACCAGATATTCAGCGTTTGTTTCGTTAACCTTTAAGTCTCGCGGGATGCATTTTCCTTTCAGAAATCCATCCATCTCAATTAGTGACATTTGTTTCATTTCTTCCCACTCCGCCACATCGCATTCAGATATTTGTTTTGATTCACTGATGGAAAAGAATTTCTCTTAAGCAATTCCTCTCTTGATGGCATTGGCTTTACGCGTTGGCGAATAATCATTTCTGCCGGAAGAATGCCGGGATTGTATGCAAGTCCTCTCATGGTAAATTCCTCAGTCATTACTGATAGCGCCATAGCGTGAGCGGTAATTACGCAGGCGCGGGTCAATTTCAGGGAAGTGGGTATATGTGGCTTTGCGGAATGGTCGGATTGATGTCTGGTAAATTCGCTCGCGTTCTTCTTTCTCTGCAAGCCATATACAGTGGCGAAATTCCTTTTCATCTTTCGTTTCCTGCGGTAGAGACATTATCTGGTCGTAGTTTTTCCTGAATTTATCCAGCACCTCCGATACGGAATTGCCGGAACAGCGGCGCGCGTCATCCGCACCATACAGAGGCGCTGGCATGATTTTCTCCTGATTAAATTGCGTGAATAGCGTGACGAGGGAAGGGGAGAGTTACTGGTTCCTCGTCTGGGTAGATAGGTTTGTTATGTTTGTGCCACTCGACATGACATGACTTGCAGAGCCACATCACATCGGTTGGTTTGCTGTAGTCGCAGTGGTGCGCCTGTGGTTTACATTCTGATCCGCAGCACTCACATTGTGGTGGTCGGATTAGCTTACCGTCGCGCAAAAAATTACCCACAATGATGTGGGCTTTTCTTTTCCATGGGTTGCTCTGAATGAACCGCTTTTTGGCTGCGTTACACCGTTCTCTTCCGCGTTCCGATGATTGATATTCTCTCCTTGCTGATACTCGATGTGGCAATCCAGCGCGTTCTTTGTCGTATTCAGCCAGGCAAGCCCGGCAAGCGGCAGTTAATCCATCTCTGGATGCTCTTCTGATTTGAAAGTCCATTTCTTCCTTCTGTTGATGGCATCTTGAGCAGATTTTCATATTCAGCTCCTAGAACGGAATATCCGAATCGTCGAAGTTCATAGGTGGTTCGCTGTGATTCCCCTGCTGCTGAGATTGCTGTCTTTGTTGCTGACCGTTATTTCGCTGAGGTGAAGACTGTTCATTGCCTCCTTGCTTGCCACCAAGCATTTGCATGGTTCCATCAACGCCTACGATAACTTCGGTAGTGAACCGATCCTGTCCGCTTTGATCCTGCCATTTTCTTGTCCGCAATTTGCCTTCAAGATAAACCTCAGAGCCTTTTCGCAGATATTCGCTGGCAATTTCTGCCAGTTTCCCGCTCATTACCACGCGGTGCCACTCCGTCTGCTCCTTTTGCTCGCCAGTATTTTTATCTCGCCATTGTTCTGACGTGGCTATTGTCAGGTTAGCGAACGCTGTTCCTGATGGTGAGTATCGAACTTCCGGGTCTTGTCCTACCCGACCAAGGATAATCACCTTATTTACGCCTCTGCTTGCCATTTATGCCGCCTGTTTTAGTTCGTTAACTCTGATGTTCATTACCTGAACGCATTTAGCCTGCGCCTCCTCGTTGCCAGCCATTAATTGCCAGTCACGCTGATAACGCTCGATGAGTTTTTTCTTGTCAGTTTCTGTTGATGCATAATCGCTGAAGTCTTTCAGGATTTGTTCGCAGTCAACCGATGGAGATTTCTGGTTGGTATTTTCTGGTGATGGTTTGTTATCTGATGCTGGGATTGCCCATCCCGGCAGCGATGGAGGGAGCCAGTAAAATCCTGTTCCATCCTTGAGTTTTGCCCTGTGCCATCCCTGCTTTTTATCGAGAGATGTTTGTGCGAAACCTTCCTCAAGGTTATACAGATACCGACCGATTCCCCACTGAACGGCAGCGCGCTTCATTGCACCGGAACGACCACCTTTGACGGCTTCTACCTGCGTGTTTTCAGCAGCATCCCATTTGGTTACCCATTCGGAATCAATCTTGATTGATATGCCGCATTCAACTCCGCCGTTGTTGGGAATATCGCGGTATTCATTGCGCCATCCTGCTTTGCCGCAAACATCGTCCAGGCGCTTCATGATTGCCCGGTTCGTGACATAAGCCAGCACCATAGCCCACACCTTGCCATCGCGTGTTTTACCGCTTTGCTGTATTCGCCATTCGATATCTTCAGGGCTGAATGGCTCATCGAATTTGTTCAAATCCATAATTCACCTCAGAATGGTAATTCGGATGGGGAGGAAAGAAATTCGCGCTCATTCATGCGCTCTCTTTGTGCTTGCCATAAACAAAGTTGTTTCTTTGATTTATCTCCCGCTTTACGCCAGTAACGAGCCTCAGCAATGTGATATTCTCTTTTTAATCGACTTAACTCTGGAGTTTTCGCCAGCTCTACCGGAATCATTTAGACCTCCATTTTCTGTAGGCTTCGACGGCCTCACGAAACATCTTTTCATCGCCAATAAAAGTGGCGATAGTGAATTTAGTCTGAATAGCCATAAGTGTTTTATCCATTTTTTGGAACTCCTGGCTGATTAAGTACGTCGATGAGTCGTTTCCATCCGTCACGTAATTTACGGGTGATTCGTTCAAGTAAAGATTCATTTAGTTGGAAGGCACCCATGCGAGCGCCTCCCGCGATTGCGTAAATCATGGGTGGTTCCTTATGTTGGTTTTATTAGTAGGTTATTTTTGTTGCGAATACTTCGCCTTTTACGATGGCTGTTATGATATTTTTAGCAACATCTTCTGATGCGCCAACCTTGATAAGGTCAGCAAGTATTTTGTTATTTACTTCTTTCCGGCGAGCTTTATCCTTTGCTCTGTGCTCTTCTTCGTCCTTGATTCTTTTTTCTTCTGCGATTCTGGCTTGCTCTTTTGCTTCAGCCTCGCGACGGATTCGTTCAGCCTCCTCCTGTGCTTTTCTGCGTTCTGCTTCAATTGCTGCCTGCTTTTCTCTTTCAGCTCGTTCTGCTGCCTCTTTTGCTTCGCGCTGTGCTCGTTGCTCGGCTTCAATGCGTTCACGCTCTGCACGTTCCGCTGCGGCCTTAGCTTCTGCTTCTCGCCTTGCTGCTGCTTCAATTTCGGCTTTTGCCTTTGCTTCGGCTTCTGCTCTGGCTTTCTCTTCAGCTTCTCTTTTTAAGCGTTCTTCATGCTCTCGCTTTTCCTGCTCCGCTTTGAGTCTTGCCTCTTCTCTTTGGCGGTCAAATTCGCGATCCATCAAAATAGCTATTTCATGGTCAGACTCAATTTGCTTTGCGAGAGCTTCAGCTGCTGCCTTAGCTTCTTCTTCGGCTTTAATCCGCGCCTGTTCTTCCTCATAATCAGTAAGAGGCTGGCGTGCCTTGGCTTTCAGCTCATCAAGGCGATCACGCACTGTCTTGCGGTTGGCATCAATTAGCTTTGGAATTTCCTTCAGTTCAGCAACAAGGTCTTTGCCAAGACCATCGAGATATGTTTTCGTCTGCGCAACTTTATACGCCAGAGAAGCGATCTCCTTTCTGCCCTTTGCCGTTGTGATATCAGGCACAAAGGACATAACTTCACGTTCAACCTTTTGGAGAATTTCTTCAATCTGGTCAGCAGACTGAAATACAATCATTGCATTTGCTTTTTCAATAACAACTAAATCTGTTACTTCACTCATATATCCTCCATCAAAAAAATCGCCCTCACATTGGAGGGCAAAGAAGATTTCCAATAATCAGAACAAGTCGGCTCCTGTTTAGTTACGAGCGACATTGCTCCGTGTATTCACTCGTTGGAATGAATACACAGTGCTTATTCGTCATGCATTTCAGGTAATTCTTCGTATTCGACGCCCCATACGAGTTTACACCAAGTGACTCGCTCATATCTTTTACAAAAATCAGACCACATAACTTGGGTTCCATCATGGTTTGTTATTACTTCTGTAATATCACCAACACTAACAAAACTGGTATTAGAAGCAGTTATTTTTACTTTCATTACTTATCCCCAAGAGCTTTGCTAATTGCTGACTGTGCTTTCGATACTTCATCAGGATAATGGTCATTCCAGTTTTGCTTGTATGCCTTGTTTAGCATCGCTTGCAGAGCTTCAAGCAAATCAGGAGCTGCTGCTATCAGTAGCGCATCCTCCCTTTCATTTCTTGTTGCTGCTTCAATGTATGTGTCACCAATCGTCACACCATGGAACGTAGTCATCATCTCGTTGACGTTTCTAACCGTGTACTTCCATTTACCAGGCGTACCCTTAAACTCTTTCATATTCACCTCTGTTGTTTATGCCCAAAATAAAGGCCGACTATGCGGCCTGAAATTACTTAACCAATGATGCTGCATATTCGATAAGGTAAAGCTTTGGGGCCAGCCAAATTTTTAACCAAGTCATATTGGTTACTACACCAATAATAAAAATCCCCCACAGAGTCAAAACTACAACCAATGGCATGATAAGAAGATTAATATCACCTTTGCTATCCCAAACCATTGTCGGCATGTATTTGGGATTTCCTTTCTCCCATGAATATCCTTCATCACCGATTTTACCTGTCTCAACTCTTTGGCACTGCTTCTTCATAAACCAGAAAACCAGTGGGATTGTTAGAATGGCCATTAATGTTTTAATCAGACTGTCAACCATATTCCATAGCAGCAACTGATGAACAACATCAGGAATCTGTGCCTGGCTGAATGAAACAGCCGCGTCTATTCCATTACTGGCTTTTTGCAGTAGCTCTACGAGAATCTTGTTTGCTTGTTCTTCCATATCTCACCTCAAATAAGTGGTTTGCTGCCAAAACAATGAACCATCCGGAAATTCCAGATAGTTCATAATTCACTCTTCAATACTTCCAACTTACTAATCGCCGATAGATATCCGCGCTGATAGGGCATCATCATTCCTTCGAGCTTGCCACTTCTTAACTCCTTCCTGAGCAATTGTATTGCTTGATCAATAACCTCTGCCTTAGCGTCCTTTATGGCTTGCTTGCGGGGCTTTGCTTTCTGCTTTGGCAGATTTCTCAAGCATGATGGAATGTATGTCTGATTCATCACTTACCTCGCTGTCAGTTGTTTTGATTTCCGGTATCCTGCCGCGTAAATGGCTACGTTTGGAAGACATACACCAGTTTCTGGTTGCTTATGTCCAAAATCATTCGCGTACACAATGGCCGCTCTCTCCAGATTGCGTCTGTATTCTTTATGTTGCCAGATCACGTCCTGTGCCATGAACTTAATTGGCTTAGCGTCTTCTATGCGCTCAGGCGTTTCGTGAGTACCTTTAGCCTGAATCTGCGCTCTGCTTAGAGTAGGGCGGTGTAATACTTCTGAACTTATTGCTTCTTCGCGGGCCAGTACGCCGTTAGCTAATGCCTTTGCCTTTAAACGCTCACGACGACGAGAACGTGAATTGCCTTTGAACTGAGTTCTGCGTGTCATATAGACCTCCTGATGAACTTTGGTGGTGTGGTGGCTGGTAGTCTAGCTCCAGCTTGTTGAGTCTCATTCGGAGGGGTATAACCGGCACCCCAGTGATTTTTCCATGCGACAACGTGCGCGTTATGGCGGCCTTATCGCCCGCGGCTCCCCATCTCGTCCACGCTATTGCTAGCGTTGGGAGCGCTTCACCGCTCAACAGTAGGTAAGCACTTGCCAGTGACTAGCTGGCTTCACCACACCCCAAAGTTCACTTTGGTTATTGCGCTTTGTCAGCGCCGTAGATTCATATTCGAATCGTTGTATATTCACCGCCCTGGTGAGTAGTGCGTCCTGCTGATGGGTAAACTTTATCGGAATGATAAATTAATGGCAATAGCAAAATGATAAATTCTTTTGATTTTCAAATATCGTATTGATTCTTATGGTGTTTTATTTTGTTGTAGGAATTCGACAGGATAAATAAAGAGATTTGAGGGAGATCTGGATTGCGTGGTTTAGCAAGTTGTATCAATCAGTTCTTCAATAAATACAATGAGTTATGTTTTTTTAGGTGGGGGATCGAGAGGCAAAGAAAACCCGGCGCTGAGGCCGGGTGAGATATTAAAGAACCGATTTAACAAGATGGTTTTTACGGTACAGACCTATGCGATCATTGTGAATCTCAGTAGTCTCCACTAAAAGAGAAACAATCTGTCCGACCTTGTGTTTTTTTTGTATTAAATCTAGCATTTCAATCGGATAGGAAGCCTTTAAATGTTCACCACCAACATCAAGCTCCAGCTTCCCATATTTGGATAGAACGACCAGTTCGCCTGTAACCGTTTCAGTAATGGGAGGGGATGAAATGGTTGATGTAAGTCTACTCACCAAGTACTTAATTTTATTGGAGTCAATAGTTGCCACCTTGGTGCCATTACTAAATGGACCGGTCCAACTTGCATCAAATGTTAAGTTGTGTTTATCGCATTCCTCTACGATTCTCTTAAGGCTTACAGTGGAATTGTATCCAATTTCAGCGACGTGATTCATGAAGTTGTTGTCGTCATCGCTTAACAACAAATCGAATATGCCTTTTACAGCCTTGCTGGGTACTGTTTCTACTAATTCTGCTATTCCTGTAGAGAAGGTGACGCCCAATTTTGTAGACCCAGGGGATAAATCAGCCAGCCTGAGGTTTAAGGAGCTTTTCACGTCGTAGGGAACTTTTTTTGAGTCCTTGCCTGAGGCAATTTTGTGTGTTGCTCTTTGTATTAGCGCTGCAAGATTTGTTGAAATAGCCCCAAGCAGCTCTAAAGGAATAGAGCCAAAGTCAACCTCAGAGCCTTTCAGCCGCAGCTCAAAAAAATCGATAAGTGGGTGCCGACTATCTTGCTTTAATTTTTCGGCCTTCAAATCGCTCAGATGAGAATCCATGGAGCGATAAAGAAGCATGTCAGCAAAGGACCTGGTTTTGTTTTGCTTCATTGCATCGACTTCTTTTTGAATGAAATCAATGCGTTTATCGCAATTTTTAAACATTGATTTATCATTCATAAAAAAATCCTCACTAACCCTTTCGGGTTTTCACTGCGATCAAAACCAAACCAACCGCGCCAGTAGCTACGCCAGTACTCATAATCATAGTTAGGGTCATCTAAATTCTTCATGAGTAGTAGGACATCAATTTTGTAGTTTTGTTTGATGTAGTTTCGGTCAAGCAAATTATCGACGCGGCCCCGAAGCATGACAGGTATTGAGTTTATATTGCTATAGTCACATACCAACAAAATATCAATATCATCAGGCTCTGGTTTAGACGTGGTGTATGAACCATCAACCCATATTTCTGTAAAACAGCCATATTGAGCAGATAATTCTCGAATAGATTCGAGTAGCTGTATAAAATTACAGTATAGCATGCCTCGCCTGGATGATGAAGGAAAGCAATCGACACAATACGATTTTAATCCAGCTTCATCCATGTCATGGAACCCTGGCTCAAACAGGGGTGGGTAATTAATTTTATCCATAAAAAACCTTGCTATACATTTGTTTTTTTTATTAAAAATCTAACCACCGAAATGGTGACGGCAAGATGTTACATGGGGTTACAATCAGCCAATACACCGCATTAAATAATTTTTTCACCAGCTATGCGCCGACCAGAACACCTTGCCCATCACCCAAACGTCTCTTCAGGCCACTGGCTATCAGCTATGGGACGATGAAGTCACGAACTTTTCAGCCACTCCCTTGCCTCGATGTCATCCAGATGGCGAGATTGCTTCAGAATACCAGCCACATACTCCACCTTTGCTACTTGATGATAAGGCAACGTTATTGGCCTGTGGTCTTGGTTGATGCTTGTAAATTGGTATTCTCCATCTCTGTCATAGCCAAGAACCTTAATCATGTTGTGTCCTTCAACGGTTCTGACAAACACCTCATCACCCGGGAATACTTTGGTGTTAGGCTCAATGAGTACATATTCTCCTGATTTTATTCTAGGCCACATGCTGTCTCCTTTCACACGAAGGCCAAAGGCATCTGGATCATCGCTATAAATTTTGAGCCACCCATCGCGCTCTTCGGTCATCTCGATGGCACCATCAACACCAAGAATTGCCTCACCAACCACGCGCACTAACCCTTTTCTTACCTGACCGACAAAAGTTAAAGAATCTGAGCATGATGCAATTGGTGTTACATCATGTACCAAATCAAGCCACCCATTAGGTAACCCAAGTGCGGCTTCAAATTTTCTTGCTAGTTTATCCCCTATGTTTCGAGTGCTTTTTTCACCGGAGACTTGCGTGAGTTGAGAAGGGCTAACCCCAAGCTTATCGGCAAAGCTTGCATTAGTGTTACCCGCGATTTTTTTATGCTCATCTAGCAAAAACGCCAGATTCGATTTGCGAATATCTTTGTTTTCCATCTCACAATTTTCCCTCTATTTAGCAAATGGATAAATACGCAATATGATAAATTTACATTGCGGTTGATTTATCAAAATGGTAAAGTTATTCTGTATGATAAACGGAGGCACTAATGAGTAATGAACTACTACGCTGGCGAAAAGAGGCTTCTAGTGAGGAATGGAAGCGACTCGCCGCATTAGCGAAAACTTCAGTTGGCTATCTTGACCAGATTGCATATGGATTTCGAAGAGCTTCCCCTGATAAAGCGAATGCAATCGAAGAAGCTACTCGTAATTTCACGGCCTATAAACCCGTGAAAAAGGAAAACCTGGTGTTCGTATCGCGTAGAGCATCAGCAGCATAAGTAACACCGCTCTTTTCACAATGGACATTCGTCCTACGTCGCTGACAAAGCGAGCCCCAAGATATCTGACCAACTAAGGCCATATGTGTTTCCACGCATACCTTTCAACTAACTATTCACTATTGGAAAATTAACAAATGACACAAGCAAGTTACAGCAAGCCAACACAGCGAGAAATTGATCGCGCAGAAACAGATTTACTCATCAACCTGTCAACGCTTACCCAGCGCGGTCTGGCAAAGATGATTGGCTGTCATGAATCGAAGATAAGCAGAACGGACTGGAGATTTATTGCTTCGGTCTTGTGTGCTTTCGGAATGGCATCAGACATCAGTCCGATTAGCAGGGCTTTTAAGTATGCGCTTGATGAAATCACAAAGAAAAAATCCCCGGCCGCCACCGAGGATTTTAAGCAAATTGATATGCAATTCTGAGGTAATTACTGGATCAATCCACAGGAGTCATTATGACAAATACAGCAAAAATACTCAACTTCGGCAGAGGTAACTTTGCCGAACAGGAGCTAAGAGTGGCTGATATCGATGATGGTTACACCAGATTCGCTAACGAGCTGCTGGAAGCTATCGCAAGTGCCGATTTAACCGCTCGCCAGTTGAAAGTTATGCTGGCCTACGTCCGGAAAACATATGGATTCAATAAGAAAACAGATCGAATAGCCGATGAGCAAATTGCTCAGTTAACAGGACTATCAAGGCAGAATGTTAACAAGGCTAAAAAAGAACTGATTTCAATGAATTGCCTGTTTATGGATGGAAATCAAATCGGTGTAAACAGGGAGGTATCTGCGTGGCAATTCAGCAAGTGTCTCCAAGTTAGCAACTTTGTCTCGAAGTTAGAGACAAAAAATGTCTCCAAATTAGAGACACTCAATGTCTCGAAGTTAGAGACACACAAAAGACATTCTTTAAAGACAAAAGAAAATATTAATAAACCCCCTATATCCCCCAAAAAAATTTCTCAGAAGTTCGACCCGCTAGAAACAGAGTTGCCTGATTGGTTATCGGCAGAAACATGGTTGTCGTGGGTTACCTATCGCAAGGAGATAGGTAAGTCGATCAAGTCTAAGCAAAGCGTCACTCAGGCTATCAACGTTCTAAGCAGAAGTCTGGAGAAGGGATATACACCTGAAGAAATTATAAACCAGAGCATCGCCAGTGGTTGGCAGGGGATTTTTGAACCCAAGACTCCAAAGGGGAAATCTCAACCGAGGCCGCAGCAGCGAGCTATGCAGGAAAACTTTGCCGCCAAAGATTACGGGCAAACTGAAATGCCTTCATGGGCGCAGGAGTGAATATGAATACGACAAATGGTTACAATCTGGCACTGCAAAGGCAACTTGTAGACTCAAAAATCAATGACATTTCTGATCTGAAACAGAAACTTGAGTTTAGCAAAATTGGATCAGCATCAGATGGAATGTCAGTTACCAGCACAGTGGAAGAGTGCGAGAAACACGGTAAATATACTTCCTATGAGAAATATCTGACCATCTCAGGAAAAAGAATTACTTCAAGTAAATCTGAGTGCCCACAGTGCCTTGAGGAGAAAATTCGTAAGAAAGAGATTGAACGTGAGCAGGCAGAACAAAGAGCAAGACAATCAAAAATTGAATATTTGTTGAATTCTCTCAATATTCCAGAGAGGTTCAAAAATTGCACTCTTCAGAATTATGAGCCTGTTAACGATGATGCAAAGCGAGTTCTTAAGGTATGCCAGGCATATGCCAGTAAGTGGCCTGAACGCCTTCAGAAAGGTGGCGGACTGGTCATGTGTGGTAAGCCTGGAACTGGAAAGAACCACCTTGCACTGGCTATCGCTAGGCACGCCATTATCGAGCATCAAAGCTCTGTGATATTTACCACTGCGTTGAAAATTGCCAGAGAGTACAAATCAACATGGTCTAAGGCCGCAACCAGAACTGAAGAAGAAGTCATTAGGCAATTTACGCATCCTGACTTGTTAATAATCGATGAGGTTGGCGTGCAGTTCGGCAGTGATGCTGAAAAGCTAATCATGTTCGAAATTATCAACACCAGATATGAATACATGAAGCCAACAATCCTGATTAGTAATCAGAGCAAAGATGAACTTTCGGCATTCATTGGTGAGCGTGTTATTGACAGGATGAATGATGGCGGAGGGTGCACTCTTGCGTTTACATGGGATAGTTACAGGAGCAGATCGTGACTGGAAAAGAAATCATCCTGGAATATCTGAAAACTCATGAACAATTCTCCCCACATGAATTAGCACTGATCACCGGAATACCAAATAACAGAATCGCTAAAGCAGCAAGGCATATGGTGAAACAAGGACATTTGAGTGTTGTTGAGCGTAAGTGGAAGACGGTTATTTATGCAAAACGCAAAGTGAAGAAGGAGCCAATTAAAAGAAATCCAGATGGTACGGGGTGGGGATGTGCAAATCCAATGACGGCGTTTATTAATAGGGCGCTTATGGAGGTAAGGCAATGACCATCTACATCACTGAGCTAATAACAGGGGCTATTTACACAGTAGCCCTTTTTTATTGGATTAAGAACGAGGGGGATCCTGATGGACACCGTTAACGGAATGTGTTCAGACGCACCGCGTGCCAAAAAATGTAAATGCGGAAAATCACCGACAATATTCGACATGGAGAGCGGGTGCCAAATCTACTGCGCTAACCACGCCGCTGTGGCGGCAGCGAATTATCGCAGTGCGGTAACGGAGTGGAATAACCTGAAATCTGTTAGAGAGGGAAGTCATGAAAAAACTGACCTTTGAAATTCGATCTCCAGCACATCAGCAAAACGCTATTCACGAGGTACAGCAAATTCTTCCAGACCCAACCAAACCAATCGTAGTAACCATTCAGGAACGCAACCGCAGCTTAGACCAGAATCGAAAGCTTTGGGCTTGCCTTGGTGACGTCTCTCGTCAGGTTGAATGGCATGGGCGCTGGCTGGATGCAGAAAGCTGGAAGTGTGTGTTTACCGCAGCATTAAAGCAGCAGGATGTTGTTCCTAACCTTGCCGGGAATGGCTTTGTGGTAATAGGCCAGTCAACCAGCAGGATGCGTGTAAGCGAATTTGCGGAGCTATTAGAGCTTATACAGGCATTCGGTACAGAGCGTGGCGTTAAGTGGTCAGACGAAGCGCGACTGGCTCTCGAATGGAAAGCGCGATGGGGAGATCGGGCTGCATGACTATCAAATCAAATACGCCAGCGTCAGATAGGTATCGGCTTATTGAGGATTATCTGTATTTAGACGGAGATACAGTCAGATACAAAAAGGACTCGCTAAAACACCCCAACCACAGCCACCGGGCCGGAGATGAAATTAAAACATCGATAAATGGATCTGGGTATAGACAGGTGTGTTTTGCAGGCATTCAGATGTTTGTTCACGTAGTTGTTTTTGCGCTGCACAACAAAAGAATGCCATTGAAAAATATTGACCATATTAACGGAAACAGGCTGGACAATTCCCCAAAAAATCTTAGGGAGGCAAGCCGGATAGCAAACAGCCGAAATCAGAAAACTAAGTGCAATAGCCGTTCTGGAATAAAAAATGTTTTATGGAACAAGCAAAAAAATAAATGGGCCGTTCAAGTGCGCACAGATTTTGGCCGGTTGCATTTTGGGTTCTATGAAGATCTTGAGCTTGCTGGTTTGGTTGCCAGTGAGGCTATCAACAAATATCACGGACAATATGCGAGGGGTGAATGATTAAGCATAAATCAGAAACACCAAAAGAAGTTAGAGACTGCTGGCAAACGCCGCTCTGGCTTTTTGATGCACTGGATATTGAGTTTGGATTCTGGCTGGATTCGGCAGCGAGCGACAAAAATGCTCTGTGCGCTCACTGGCTAACTGAGGCCGACGACGCGCTCAATTCTGAGTGGGTAAGTCACGGTGCAATCTGGAATAACCCACCGTACAGCAATATCAGGCCGTGGGTGGAAAAAGCAGCTGAGCAGTGCATACAACAGCGACAGACGGTAGTGATGCTTGTGCCAGAGGATATGTCTGTCGGATGGTTCAGCAAGGCTCTGGAGAGTGTCGACGAAGTTCGCATTATCACTGATGGACGGATTAATTTTATCGAACCATCGACAGGGCTGGAGAAGAAGGGAAACAGCAAAGGCTCCATGCTGCTGATTTGGCGACCGTTCATCAGTCCTCGACGGATGTTTACTACCGTATCCAAAGCGGCATTGATGGCGATCGGGCAGGGCGTCAGGAGGGCGGCATGAGACGACAGCGACGAAGTATCACCGACATCATCTGTGAAAACTGCAAATACCTTCCAACGAAACGCTCCAGAAATAAACGCAAGCCAATCCCAAAAGAATCTGACGTAAAAACCTTCAACTACACGGCTCACCTGTGGGATATCCGGTGGCTTAGAGAACGTGCGAGGAAAACAAGGTGATTGACCCAAATCGAAGTTACGAACAAGAAAGCGTCGAGCGGGCTTTAACGTGCGCTAACTGCGGTCAGAAGCTGCATGTGCTGGAAGTTCACGTGTGCTCCGATTGCTGCGCAGAACTGATGAGCGATCCGAATAGCTCAATGTACGAGGAAGAAGACGATGAATGAGTTAATAAATGGCAATGCCATCAAAATGACAAGCATTGAAATCGCTTATTTGGTGGGTAAGCGTCATGACAATGTGAAACGTACCATCGAAACGCTGGCTAAAAATGGTGTTATCCGGCTTCCTCAAATTGAGGTTTCCGAAAGAATCAATAACTTAGGGTTCAATGTTCAGTACGAGCATTACGTCTTCGAAGGCGAACAAGGTAAGCGAGATAGTATTGTTGTTGTTGCCCAGTTGTCGCCAGAGTTCACCGCTCGCCTTGTTGACCGCTGGCGAGAGCTTGAAGAAACTGCGGTTAATATCCCCAAAACGCTACCAGAAGCGTTGCGCCTTGCTGCTGATCTTGCTGAGCAGAAAATGCAACTGGAAAACCAGCTCGCAATTGCCGCACCTAAAGTTGAGTTTGCCGATCGCGTTGGCGAGGCCAGCGGAATTTTGATTGGAAACTTTGCAAAGGTTGTTGGAATTGGTCCAAACAAACTGTTTGCGTGGATGCGCGATCACAAAATCCTTATTGCTTCAGGTTCCCGGCGCAATGTGCCAATGCAGGAATATATGGAGCGCGGCTATTTCACAGTGAAAGAAACAGCGGTCAACACAAATCACGGAATACAGATATCGTTCACCACAAAAATCACCGGCCGTGGTCAACAGTGGCTGACCAGAAAGCTGCTCGATAACGGAATGCTGAAAGTAACAGGGGAGGCTGCTTAATGGCTAACCTACGCAAAGAAGCGCGCAACAGAGAATGCCAGGTACGTATTTACGGCGTATGCAATGGTAATCCTGAAACTACAGTTCTGGCACATTACCGGATGGCTGGAATTTGCGGAACGGGAATGAAACCTGACGACCTGATCGGCGCATGGGCTTGTAGCGCGTGTCACGATGAAATCGACCGACGCACCCATAATATCGACAACAAAGACGCCAGACTTTACCACCTCGAAGGCGTGATCAGGACGCAGGCGATACTGCTGAAGGAGGGGAAGATTAAGTCATGAAAACCTACCGAATAAAATTGCCGTGGCCTCCTTCAAACAACCGATATTGGCGACACTCAAGAGGGATCCACTACATCAGCGACTGGGGGAAGAGATACCGAAAAGAAGTAATCGAAATAATCCAGCAACAACAGCTAGACATCAAAATCACACCTCGCATCAGAATAACCATCCACGCAGCACCTCCCGATAACCGCAAACGAGATTTGGACAATCTGCCCAAAGCCGTTTTTGACGCACTCACCAGTGCGGGCTTCTGGCTGGATGACGGTCAGATAGACGATATGCGCATCAAGCGCTATCAGGCGATTAAAGGTGGAATGCTTGTGTTGGTTGTGACTGAAACATGCGGGAGTTTGCCAATGATTACAGAGCTACTGGAGGCCGCATGACGTTCTCAGTAAAAACCATTCCAGACATGCTCGTTGAAGCATACGGAAACCAGACAGAAGTGGCACGCAGACTGAAATGTAGTCGCGGCACGGTAAGAAAATACGTTGATGATAAAGACGGGAAAATGCACGCCATCGTCAACGACGTTCTTATGGTTCATCGCGGATGGAGTGAAAGAGATGCGCTATTACGAAAGAATTGATGGCAGCAAATACCGAAATATTTGGGTAGTTGGCGATCTGCACGGATGCTACACGAACCTGATGAAAAAACTGGAGACGATAGGATTCGACACCAAAAAAGACCTGCTTATCTCGGTTGGCGATTTGGTTGATCGTGGTGCAGAGAACGTTGAATGCCTGGAATTAATCACATTCCCCTGGTTCAGAGCTGTACGTGGAAACCATGAGCAAATGATGATTGATGGCTTATCAGAGCGCGGAAGCGTCAATCACTGGCTGCTTAATGGCGGTGGCTGGTTCTTTAATCTCGATTACGACAAAGAAATTCTGGCTAAAGCTCTTGCCCATAAAGCAGAAGAACTTCCGTTAATCATCGAACTGGTGAGCAAAGGTAAAAAATATGTCATCTGCCACGCCGATTATCCTTGTGACGAATACGAATTTGGAAAGCCAGTTGATCATCAGCAGGTAATCTGGAACCGCGAACGAATCAGCAACTCACAAGACGGGATCGTGAAAGAAATTAAAGGCGCGGACACGTTTATCTTTGGTCATACGCCAGCAGTGAAACCACTTAAATTTGCCAACCAAATGTATATCGATACCGGCGCAGTGTTCTGCGGAAATCTCACATTGATTCAGGTACAGGGAGAAGGCGCATGAGACTCGAAAGCGTAGCTAAATTTCATTCGCCAAAAAGCCCGATGATGAGCGACTCACCACGGGCTACGGCTTCTGACTCTCTTTCCGGTACTGATGTGATGGCTGCTATGGGGATGGCGCAATCACAAGCCGGATTCGGAATGGCTGCATTCTGCGGTAAGCATGAACTCAGCCAGAACGACAAACAAAAGGCTATCAACTATCTGATGCAATTTGCACACAAGGTATCGGGGAAATACCGTGGCGTTGCAAAACTTGAAGGAAATACTAAGGCAAAGGTACTGCAAGTGCTCGCAACATTCGCTTATGCGGATTATTGCCGTAGTGCCGCGACGCCGGGCGCAAGATGCAGAGATTGCCACGGTACAGGCCGTGCGGTTGATATAGCCAAAACAGAGCAGTGGGGGAGAGTTGTCGAGAAAGAGTGCGGAAGATGCAAAGGCGTCGGCTATTCAAGGATGCCAGCAAGCGCAGCATATCGCGCTGTGACGATGCTAATCCCAAACCTTACCCAACCCACCTGGTCACGCACTGTTAAGCCGCTGTATGACGCTCTGGTGGTGCAATGCCACAAGGAAGAGTCAATCGCAGACAATATTTTGAATGCGGTCACACGTTAGCAGCATGATTGCCACGGATGGCAACATATTAACGGCATGATATTGACTTATTGAATAAAGTTGGGTAAATTTGACTCAACGATGGATAAATGCACTCGTTAAATAAAGCCCTGAGTTAATAGCTCGGGGCTTTTTGCGTTTGCACAACAGGTAAGAGCATTCTCCCTTATGGGGCTTGGCTTAAATGCACCGAGTGCTCTTATCGTTGTGGCAGCACAACGATAGTTTTCGTCAGAGTTGGCGACTTTGCGGGTTTTTAGAAACTGACCACAAAGATAAATGCAAACGATGATGTTGTTCTGATGGCGGCGTAATAGCCTGTAAGTCAGCAAGGTCTTCCGATTCCTTGTGAACAAATTCGGCGCAGTGGCCCGCTGTGATTAATAATGGGCACCCACCAATGAGAGCTTTATGATTTATCGTCGTTCTTGCGCGCAAAGTCTGTTCGAAAGATAGAGCTTTCATTCGTGGGTAACAACGGGCATGTCGCCTTAGTAAATCCCTCAAGGGTGCAGCGAATAATCCGGTAATGTCGTTGCCGTTAGCTCCACGAAACGGAGCGCACAGCAGGTAAGAGTATTTGTAGAGTTCGACTCTCTACCGTGGGTTTTTTCCCGCGATGCGAGCCATAAATGCTCTTTCCGTTGTGCTGAATTAAGCGAATACCGGAAGCAGAACCGGATCACCAAATGCGTACAGGCGTCATCGCCGCCCAGCAACAGCACAACCCAAACTGAGCCGTAGCCACTGTCTGGCCTGAATTCATTAGTGATAGTTACGCTTCTGCCTTCTACACATGACCTTCGTGAAAGCGGGTGGCAAGAGGTTGCGCTAACAACATCCTGCCGTTTTGCCCGTGCATATCGGTCACGAACAAATCTGATTACTAAACACAGTAGCCTGGATTTGTTCTATCAGTAATCGACCTTATTCCTAATTAAATAGAGCAAGTCCCCTTATTGGGGGTAAGACATGAAGATGCCAGAAAAAAATGACCTGTTAGCCGCCATTCTCGCGGCAAAGGAACAAGGCATCGGGGCAATCCTTGCGTTTGCAATGGCGTACCTTCGCGGCAGATATAATGGTGGTGCGTTTACAAAAACAGTAATCGACGCAACGATGTGCGCCATTATCGCCTGGTTCATTCGTGACCTTCTCGACTTCGCCGGACTAAGTAGCAATCTCGCTTATATAACGAGCGTGTTCATCGGCTACATCGGTACTGACTCGATTGGTTCGCTTATCAAACGCTTCGCTGCTAAAAAAGCCGGAGTAGAAGATGGTGGAAATCAATAATCAACGTAAGGCGTTCCTAGATATGCTGGCGTGGTCAGAGGGAACAGATAACGGACGACAGAAAACCAGAAATCATGGTTATGACGTCATTGTTGGCGGAGAGCTATTCACTGATTACTCAGATCACCCTCGCAAACTTGTCACGCTAAACCCAAAACTCAAATCAACAGCAGCCGGACGTTACCAGCTTCTTTCCCGTTGGTGGGATGCCTACCGTAAGCAACTTGGCCTGAAAGATTTCTCTCCGAAAAGCCAGGACGCTGTGGCATTGCAGCAGATTAAGGAACGTGGCGCTTTGCCGATGATTGATCGCGGTGATATTCGTCAGGCTATCGACCGTTGCAGCAATATCTGGGCTTCACTGCCGGGCGCTGGTTATGGTCAGTTCGAGCATAAGGCTGACAGCCTGATTGCAAAATTCAAAGAAGCTGGCGGAACGGTCAGAGAGATTGAGGTATGAGCAGAGTCACCGCGATTATCTCCGCTCTGGTTATCTGCATCATCGTCTGTCTGTCATGGGCTGTTAATCATTACCGTGATAACGCCATCGCCTACAAAGAACAGCGTGACAAGGCGACGGTCAGGGCAGACACATCGGAGGCGATCACCAGAAACGTGATCACCACGATGAACCTCATCCGTGACATCTCACAGGCTACCCAGAATGCAAAGAACGAACTGGCCAAAAAAGGCGAGACACGCATTGTCTACATCAGGCAGGCGCTTGAAGGCGATCCGTGTGCTAACCAGCTTGTTCCTGCTGCCGCTGCTGACAGCCTGCGGGAATACCAAAACAGTTTACGTTCCGGCCCCGGTGGTGCCGATAAGCGCTGACCTGACAGCTGACACGCCGATCCCCGGAATGACGGTTCCGTTCACGTGGCAGGCAAGTCTGGAGTTAAACGCTCAGCTCTACACGGCGCTGGGGCAGTGCAATCTGGATAAGGCAGCAATCAGGAAAATCGAATCATCAAGAGCCTCGCAATAGCGGGGCTTTTTTATGCGTATCGTACACGCAAACCATCGAGAGTCTTTCAGTCGTGAGCCTGAGGAACGCCGTTAAAGGTGGCGACCTCTCTCGGGCGGCGTTCCTGTACGACAGGCTCACATCTAAAGGAAAACAGCATGAAAGTTATCAAGTATTGGAAAGTTCAGCTTCTGCAGCTTTCTCAGCCTTCCGGCAAGCTTCCCGGCATTATCAACGCCCACAATCTGGTCGAAAGCCTGTTGTTTGAGGGGTACTCGAAAGATAAACCGAAAATTAACCTCGGTTCCGGAGTAAATATTGAGTTGTTTACAGCGCCCGATTCGCTGGAAACCCGTATCTTTCGTGACCACCTCGTTGACAGTGTGCGTTGCTTCCCGGTGTTTGAATATGATGATGAAACTGACGGGACTCAGGAAGAGCAGACTAAGCCACCCTCACGCGAGGCCATGATTGAATATATCAAGCAGGCCATTGGGGAAGGCTATCAGCCTAAAATCTGCCATGAGCTCATTAGCAATCCTGATCTGCTTTGGCAGTTGCATGACGAGGCGGTCGATTATGAATATCGCGCTTGTTGGCGCTGGTACCAAGAAGGCCATGGTTTTCATGAGACTTTTAGCGTCCCTGAGAAAATCCACGATCATTCCTGCGTTAACTGTTTTTCCGATAAAGGCCCATGCCTTGGTGACTGCCACGTTTCCGACGTTAATAAGGCTCGCAGCTCCTCCTTCGAAGACGTAGTGAATCCGGTAATCAAATGGCTTAACGAAAACGCCAACCCTCATACATCAGTGAGCATCGACGCAACCAGTGCTCAGCTGCTTACTGGTGAAATCGGCATTCACACGGAAGAGTTCATTAAGGACTGACCGGGCATTACAGGAGCCCTTCTCTATGAGGGGCTTCGATAATGTTAACAACTTATGGAAACCATCATGGCATCGAAAAAGCTAACGGCGGAACAGCAGCGCCTTTTCGATGTGCTGACTCCGCTCCAGAAAAGATTCAGCTTAGCCATTATCAAGGGCAAGAATCAGACCGAGGCTTACCGCAAAGCAGGAGGGAAAGCGAAGGGGGACAACCTCCGCAAAGCTGCGCACGTAATTGCGACAAATTGCGACGTTCAGGCGTTCATTAAGTCTGTTCAAGGTGAAATCATCGACGAGGCCATTATGACCCGCGATGAAGCTCTTAAGCGTTTGTCTAAAATGGGCCGTGCTTCTATCGCCGATATCGCCGAGTTTAGTAACAGCATCGTGGGGGAGGATGAAGAAGGAAATCCTGTCTATCAAGCCGTCTGGAGCTTCAAGGATTCTTCCCTTCAGGACCCTGACGCGATGAGCGCAGTATCAGAGCTGATCTCAGGGAAAGATGGTATCAAACTGAAGATGCACGACCCGAAGGCAGCAATAAAGCAGTTGGCTGAGTTGCAGGGGTGGGAAGCACCTAAGAAAACCGAACTGACTGGTGCGGATGGCGGCCCGATCAAGACCGAGACGACCAACCTCACCGCAGATCAGGCCGCAGAGATTTACCGCAAGATGATGGGGTGATCATGCCTCTCCCGTTTGAATTCGATTTCAGAAACCCTGATTACCAGATGGTTTTTGAATGGCGGATGGAGCGCTTACAGCGCATTCGCCAGAACCCTGAAATGCTGCCAGCGCTAAAGCAGTTTTACCGCACCAACCCGGCACAGTTCATCATCGACTGGGGTATGACTACTGACCCGCGTAACATCGATTATGGCCTGCCGGTCACCATCCCTTTTCTGCTGTTCCCGAAACAGGAAGAGTGGATTCACTGGATCATGGAGCGGCGCGAACGACTGGAGAACGGCATCACCGAAAAGAGCCGCGAAATGGGGCTCAGCTGGACGGCGATCGGGCTGGCCTGTTCGCTCTGCCTCTTCAACAAAGAAATGGTTATCGGTTTCGGCTCCCGTAAAGAGGAATACGTCGACAGCACCGGTGACCCGAAGGCGCTGTTCTGGAAGGCGCGAAAGTTCGTGGAAACACTGCCCATCGAGTTTCGTGGCTCGTGGGACGAGAAGAAGCATGCGCCTTATATGCGCGTTGAGTTTCCAGATACTGGCGCGGTTATCAAAGGCGAGGCTGGCGACAATATCGGACGTGGTGACCGTACCACGCTCTACCTGGTGGATGAAGCTGCATTCCTCCAGCGTCCTCTGTTGATTGATGCGGCGCTGTCGCAAACCACCCGTTGCCGTATTGACCTGAGCTCGGTTAATGGCATGGCGAACCCGTTCGCGCAGAAGCGCCACGGCGGAAAAATACCAGTATTCACGTTCCACTGGCGAGATGACCCGCGCAAGGATGAAGAGTGGTATCGCAGGGAGTGCGAGAAAATCGACAATCCGGTGGTGGTGGCGCAGGAACTTGACCTGAACTACAGCGCATCTGCGGAAGGCGTCCTGATCCCGTCCGATTGGGTACAGGCTGCCGTCGACGCGCATATCAAACTTGGTATTCAGCCAACGGGCAAGCGACTGGGCGCGATGGACGTCGCCGACGAAGGCCGGGACAAAAACGCCTTTTCGACCCGTCACGGCTTCCTTCTGGAGAACGTGCGTGAATGGTCCGGCGTTGGCAGCGACATTTACCAGTCTGTTGAGAAGGTCTTCGGCTTTTGCGAACAGGACAACCTCGAAGAGTTTCGCTTCGACGAGGACGGCCTGGGTGCTGGCGTTCGCGGCGATGCGCGCGCCATCAACGAACTGCGTAACGCAGCGCGCCGACCGTCAATACTCGCCACACCGTTTCGTGGTAGCGGCGCGGTATTTGATCCGGACGATGAAGCGGTGCGCGGCGACAACGGACAGGCCGCCCGCCTGAACAAGGACTTCTTTGCTAACGCCAAGGCCCAGAGCTGGTGGCAATTACGCAAGCTTTTCCAGAACACCTATCGCGCCGTGGTTGAGGGAATGGCCTACAACCCGGACGAAATTATCTCAATCAGCAGCGCCATGGCGAGCAAAGACAAACTCATCATCGAGCTGTCGCAACCGACCTATTCCATTAACGGTGTGGGGAAAATCGTTGTTGATAAACAGCCTGACGGCACCAAGTCGCCGAACCTCGCTGACGCCGTGATGATTAACTACGCGCCGATGGATTCCTCTCTTGATAATTGGGCCAAACTGGCCGGAGCGTGACATGTCCCGTAAGAAACGCCAGAACGGCGCACAAAAGCCCGTTGCGACAGCTGACGGGTACAACAATTTCACGGCCAAACTTGGCAGCGACACCAGAAACATACAGACGGGCGGAATGTACATGCCCGGGTACATCAGCCGTAACAGGGTGATGCTGGAGTTTGCGTATCGTTCATCGTTCCTCGTTGGTGTCGGTGTGGATGCGATGGCCGATGATATGACCCGCAAGGGGATTAACATCAGCTCAAAGCTGAAGCCCGGACAAAAGGGCGAGCTCGAAACCTTCTGGGATGAGCTCGCTATATGGGATGGGCTTAACGATAACCTCAAATGGTCACGATTGTACGGTGGCGCGGTGCTGGTGGTCCTGCTTGAAGGGCAGGATATGTCCTCCCCGCTTAAACTGGATCGCATCAAAGAGGGGCAATTTAAGGGCGTGATGAGCCTTGACCGCTGGATGGTTAACCCGAGTTATTACGATCTCGTTACCGATTACGGTCCCGATTTTGGGAAACCGAAATATTACAAGGTAATCACGAACCAGCAGGGGATTCCCCCCTGGAAGATCCACCATAGCCGCGTTATCCGCATGGAGGGCGATACGCTTCCTTTCCAGCAGGCTCAGACGGAAAACGGCTGGGGGATGTCTGTCGTGGAGCGTATTTTCGAGCGTATCGAGGCGTTTGATACTGCGACCGTCGGCACCACACAGCTGATCCACAAAGCGCATCTGCGGACCTACAGCATTGAAGACCTGCGCAAGATTCTTGCTACCGGAGGCGACCTTGAAAAGGCGCTGATGAAGCACCTGGACATGATACGTCAGTTCCAGACCATCGAAGGCATGACCATCATGGATGGTAAGGATAAGTTCGAAACCCACAGCTATACGTTTGCGGGTATCGCTGATGTCCTTCTGCGCTTTGCTGAGCAGGTTTCCGGCGCGACGGGAATTCCTCTCGTCCGTCTGTTCGGGCAGTCCCCTGCAGGTTTCAACACCGGCGACGGCGATCTGGAAAACTACTACAGCCGGGTTAACTCGCTGCAGGAGAGACGCTTACGCCGACATATCCGCTGGCTGCTCGATATCTCCTGGCGCTCTCTGTTCGGTGAACCACTGCCTGACGATTTTACATTCGAGTTTAACAAGCTCTGGGAGATGTCAGACGTGGACCGTGCAGCGATGGCGAACAATGTGGTTACCGCACTCGGTACCGCCGTTCGTGAGCTCGGAATGACGCCTGCAGCAGCGCTTAACGACCTCAGGAACATTTCTGATGTGATTGGGATCGGTGGTTCTATCACTGATGAGGACATAGAAGATGCGAAGGCCCAGTGGCAGGAGGATGAACCTGAAACCATCCCTCCGCCGTCGTTCGGAGATCCAGTATCGAAAAAGCCTGTTGGCGATAGCAAACCAGATAGGGCAGATCGTCGATGGTACCTACGATGGTTCACAGGCCAGCGCTGACAGCATTTCGAAAACGCTGGTGGACTATTCCGAGGTAATCAGCGACTGGGCAGAGCAGGTCGGGCGAAGGATGTTTGCCCAGGTCGAGCAGGAGGAATGGAATCAGTGGAAATCGGTATCAGAGGAAATCGGCGCTGGCCTGCGCGATGTGGTGGGTAATACCCCCGTCGGGCAGGTGGCGCAGGATATCGTGTACCGCCAGATTCAGCTGATGAAGTCCCTGCCGCTGGAAGCAGCCGATCGCGTGATGGACATACAAAAGCGCGCAATGCAGGCGGTTATCACTGGTGAACGTCCGGACGAACTCTACGAGATGATCATGGCCTCCGGTGACGTGACCGCCAGCAGGGCGCAACTGATTGCCCGCACAGAGATTGGACGAGCTACCGGCGCGCTGACGCAGGCCAGAGCCCTTTCGGTTGGCTCAGAGGGCTACTGGTGGCGTATCGAGGGGGCCGGAACGCGCGATTCTCACCGCAAGATGAAAGATAAATTTGTGCGCTGGGATAACCCGCCGACGCTGGACGGTATGACCGGACACGCCGGATGTTTGCCGAACTGCAAATGCTGGCCTGAAGTACAGATTCCTGCACCGAGAAAATGAAAAATACGGCTTTGAGCATTCATTTCATGCGAACTGCAATACCCGCGAAATGTTATGAAAATGTTGTATTCGAAAAGACCGATTTTCAGCCCAGTTAATCGCTACTTTTACGGCTTTAAGGGGACATTTTAATCGAGTCCATTTTCGTCGGTGCGGGTAAGAACCCTTATGTTAAATAGCCCGTTATTTCGAACATTTTTCCCATCTCACAAGGTCGCCTCCGGGCGGCCTTTTTGTTGCCCGTAATCGAGCAGGTAACCCATGAAATATTTCTTCACTACACGCCTGGGCGAAACGCGCTATCTGCAGGCGGACGGCTCTCTGCTTTGTAAAGACGTGCCGATCGCACGCACAGGGACGCAGGTCTATTTACCTGAGGAAATCGACCTTGAACCGGACGGCACCGGCACGGTGACAGTCTGGCGAACAGAAGACGAGGTGTTTTCCCCGGAGACGATGGCGAGCTTTGAGGGCGTAGCCGTCACGCTGGGGCATCCAGAGGACAGTCTGGGCAACATCGTTTTCGTGAACCCTTCTAACTTCGCAGAGCTGGCACACGGACACATTCAGAACGTCCGGCGCGGCACCGGCGATAAATCGGATCTGCTCATTGCTGACGTGCTGATTAAACGGCAGGAAGCAATCGACGCGGTGAATTCTGGCCTGACCGATGTCAGCTGTGGCTATGACGCGCAGTACAAGCAGCTGGCACCCGGTAAGGGCAAGCAATACCAAATCACAGGTAACCACCTCGCTGTCGGAATCGACCGGGGGCGTGCTGGTGGCCGCTGTGCAATCGGGGATTCCATCCCATCAACAACAAAGGAGAAGCCTGTAATGTCATGGCTTAAAAAACTGGCTCAGGCCATTAAGACGAAAGATGAGGATGCACTGGCAAAACTCATCGACGAAGCGCCGGATATGCCGTCTGATGGCATGCCTTCAATCCCCGGTTCCTCTATCACCATCAACATTCCTTCACAGGCCACAGCCTTACCTGAAGGCAATCGCACCACTACGGACGAAGGCGATCCGAACAAAGACAAAACCGGCACCGGCGATGAAGAAATCCCGGCCTGGGCGAAAGCGCTGCTGGTTCGCCTGGAAAAGCTGGAGGGTAAAACCACCGACGGCGATCCTGACCCTGGCAACATGACCACCGACGAAGACGAAGAAGAAAACCGCAAAGTGACGGGTGACGCAGCCTTTAAGCGCAACCTGATCGCCGATGCGGAAATTATCTGCCCTGGCTTCCAGCCTGCTGGCGATAAGAGCCTTAAGCGTCAGGTTCTGAATCATGCAATGCGCACCGGTGACAGCCTGAAATCATTCGGGGTGGATGATTTCTACAAAGCGCCTAAGGCTACGGTCGACGCGGTGTTTACTGCCGCTGTGGCGCTGCATAAGGCGAAAAATCAGCTGACCCCGCTGAATAACATTACCCGCACTACGGACAGCGGAATCAGCACTAAACACCTTTCCCCGGCAGAACTGAACAAGGTCAACGCCGAATTCTGGGCAAAAAACAAATAAGGTAAATCATCATGGCAGGTACTGCATATTTAACGCGCATGCCCCTGGGCATTGCCGGGGGCGTTACCCGTCCTCGTGATCTCACCATCGAGCCGGTTAGCCTGGACCACACGAAGCAGTTCGCGTCCTACGGGCTGGTAGGTAAATACGTGAACGATAAATTCGTTCCGCTGGAATCTGGCGACACCATCAGCAAAGTGAAAGGGATTCTGGTTCGTCCGTTCCCGATCACCTCTGCTCTGGACCTTGCTTACATCGGTGTGACGGCTAATCAGGTTGGTGACAACCTTAAACGCGGTTACATCTGCGTAACTGCTACAGCAGGCAACGCGGCGACCGCGAAAAAAGGCGATCCGGTTTACGTTCGCGTGGCTGGTGGCACCACTCAAAGCCCGGTTGGCTCCTTTGTGCTGTCTCCGGACTCTACCGCATCAAATACACCTCAGCTGCCAAATGCAGAGGTCATGGGGCCGGGTGAAGCCGACGGCCGTATTGAAATCGCTTATAACATCTGAGGGAATAATTAATGTTTACAATTGACAGAGCGACCATCGACTCCACCGGCGCGTTTCTCGTCGGCGAACTGGAGCGCATGGATCAGACGCTGAACATGCCTTTAGTGTCCTACAAATGGTCACGTGACATGCCGCTGCGCAGTGACATTTCTATCGCTGATGAAGTGTCATCCTTCACTAATACCGATTTCGTCGGCGTTGGTGGTCCAAACCCTAACGGTAAAAACTGGATCGGTAAAAAAGCCACTGCCATTCCTGGTATCGAGCTCGATATTCAGCCTACCCGTAACAACCTCACCTTGTGGGGGCAGGAAATCAGCTGGACGGTGCCGGAACTGGCTTCTGCCCAGAAACTGGGCCGTCCTGTTGATGTCCAGAAATACGAAGGCATGAAGCTGAAGTGGAACATGGACACCGACGAACAGGTTTATATCGGTGATAACGAGCTCGGCGTTGCTGGCCTACTGAACCTGCCGGATGTTACTCCTGTTGCTGCCGCCGCAGCGTGGACCGCAACCACCGATCCGGATGTGATTGTTCAGGATATCAACCTGGTACTGTCTGATGGCTGGGTTCGTTCTGGTTATGCGGTCTGCCCGGCGAAAATCGGTCTGGCGCCGGAGCTGTTCGGCCTGCTGGCGAGCAAAAAGGTTTCCTCTGCAGGGAATATCTCTGTGCTGGAATACGTGAAGATTAACACCATCGCGTTCCAGGAAAATGGCACACCACTGGAGATCGTCTCCATGAAGTGGGCCTCCAAGCGTGGCGCTGGTGGCGCGCATCGTATCGTTGCTTACACCCAGGACGAAAAATATGTTCGCTTCCCGATGGTTCCTCTGCTGAACACTCCGCTGGAATATCGCGGCCTGCAGCAGTTGACCACTTACTACGGCAAGCTGGGCCAGGTGGAAACCCCGTATTCCAATACGATCTCTTACCTGGACGTTCCGGCGTCTTAACCTGAAACAGGCGGGGAAACCCGCCTTTTTTTATGGAGCAAAAACATGAAATACGTTGTTTCCGGTGGCGCGACTCTCAGCTTTTCCGACGGTTCTAAATTTGAGCTGTCTCCGGGCATCCACGACAGTTCCTCTTTCCCGAAAGAAGTTAAGGACCACTGGGCCTTTAAAGCCTATGCGCGCCCGATTGACGAAGCCGACCTGGCGAACGAGCAGAGCAATGAAGACCTTTCCGCGAGCCTTGTTCTCCTGGCAGAAGAAAATAACACCCTGAAAGCGCAGCTGGCTGAGCATGAAAAAACCATCACCTCGCTGGGGAATGAAAACACAGACCTGAAAGCGCAGCTGGCAGCTGCTCAGGCACCAGCAGGCGGTAAACCTGCCGACAGCACGGACAAAACCGATAACACCGGCGGGGACGCGAAAAATGCCAAAAAACAGCAGGCTTCCGACTAACGAGCAGTTCCGCACCGACTTTCCCGAGTTCGCCGATAAAATCCGCTACCCTGACCCCTCAGTGAATTTCTATCTGGGGCAGGCCGATTCACTCCTGAATCAGGACGTACAGGGCGATCAGTTCGTCTACCTTGCTGAACTATTCACGGCTCACTATACGGAGCTGCGCGGCCGCACGCTGGCCGCCGCTGCCGCTGGCGGTGTGAACAGCAACGGCGCAGCAGGTGTCGTGTCCTCTAAGTCCGTAGATAAGGTTTCAGTGAGCTATGACGTGTCCGGGGTAATCAATCCGGATGCCGGTTTCTGGAACAGCACCGCCTACGGTCGCGAGTTCTACTGGTGGTGGTCGATGTTCGGTGCTGGTGGCAGGCAGCTGCTATGAAAAGCGGGTTAACGGTTCGTGCTGATAACGCCGTGGCTGTTCTGGAATCCCTCCGGCAGCTGTCCGGAATGGATGTGCTGGTGGGAATACCTGAGGACAAGGCAGGGCGTGAGGATGGCTCTCCGATTAATAACGCGGAACTGGGCTACCTCCATTCGACGGGCGCAACGGTGGAAATCGACGGTGCGACAGTTACGCTTCCCCCGCGTCCTTTTCTGGATATGGGGATCGAGGATTCAAAACCCCGAACCACTGCACACCTCAAGGCAGCGGCAACCGCCGCGCTGGAGGGGCAGACTGAAGCAGCTGTGCGTGAGCTGGAGAGCGCCGGACAGATTGCCCGTGACGCTGCAAAAGCCGTTATCGGTGCTGGTGACCGGTTGCACCCGCTTTCTGAGAAAACCCTCGAACGCAGAAGGGCCGAGGGCATTCCCGGCGAAAAGCCGCTGTATGCCCACGGTTACCTGCTGCGCTCAATTAACTACGTCGTGAGGAAAAAATAATGCCTCTTCTCGATGTGAGCGATGTTCTTCTTGATCCCGACTTCATGGACACCAGTCTGGTTTGTCACCGGCAGGTTCAGACGGTAGATGAGGACAATTTCACGAAAAACACAGCTCAGGATATCCCATTCTCTGGCGTGGTGACGGTTGACCGTTCTCTGGAAGCCAGGCGAATGGAAGCTGGCCAGAACATCAGCGGGGCGATCCTCATCGTGACGCAGTTCAGGTTAACCCAGGGCCAGCCCGGTACAGACAGCGCCCCGCGACTTGATGCCGATATTGTGACCTATAACGGACGCGACTATCGCGTGACGTTCGTCGATCCGTACACCAGTTACGGCGCCGGATTCGTCCAGGCACATTGTGAGCTGGTGGATTTTAACGGAGGGACGCCAGTTGAGTAACGACAGCACCGCGCGCGGTTATCTGACGCCTGTCGGGGATAGACCCCAGTATGACGAGGCGCTGGAGCGTGAAATCAGCCGGTGGATTCGTGGTGTTTCTGGCTTGCCGGCCGCTCTTGTTTTCCCCCGATGGACTGACCCGCAGCCGCAGATCCCCAACAACGGGGTAACGTGGTGCGCCTTCGGTATCACTACCGTTCCTCAGCCGTTAAGCCAGTCCGATGTTCAGGTTTCGGAAGAACAGTCCGAGCAATGGACATGGGAACAGGTAACGGTGATTTGCTGCTTCTATGGCCCTCTGGGGGCCAACACTGCATCAACTTTCCGCGCGGGAATATTCGTCGAGCAAAACAACGCTGAGCTGAATCGCTCGGGGCTTTCGCTGGTGGAGGCCGGGACTATCTACAACCTGCCAGAGCTCATTAATAACCAGTGGGTGAGGCGCTACGACCTCACCATCACGCTGTCCCGCAAAAACATTCGTACCTACAACGTCCGGACGCTGCAAGATGCGCCCGTCTCATTTTTCGGAGACTAAATTATGCCGCAGGGATTACCTGTCTCAAACGTCGTGAATGTCGACGTGATCATTGGGCCGCGTGCGGCTACTGGTCGAAACTTTGGTTCGCTGCTCATTCTCGGGAGCTCAACGGTTATCCCGGTTTCTGAGCGCATTCGCCTCTACTCATCCCCGGAAGATATCGGCACAGATTTCGGCGTGGATAGCCCGGAATATGAAGCCGCTACGGTGTATTTCTCGCAATCACCGAAACCGCAGCAGGTGTATGTCGGTCGCTGGGCTAAAACGCTGGTATCGGCTGAAAGCGGTTCGACGGAAACGTTACTGCAGGCGGTGAACGCCGTTCTGAATTACACGAACTGGTACGGTCTGGCCGTGGCTGACGATGAAGATATCGACGATGCCGACTGGCTGAGCGTGGCCGCTGCGATCGAGGCCTCCAGTCTCAGCCGAATTCTGGCGATTACCACTGCAGAGCCTGAGACGGTAAACGCGACCTCCACTACCGACCTGGCTTATAAGCTGAAGGCGGCAAAATACGCTCGCACGTTTGTGCAGTATTCCACCAGCAGCAAGTACGCCGCACTGTCTGCATTTGGTCGCGCGTTCACAGTGAATTTCAACGGCAGCAACACCACCATTACTCTGAAATTCAAGCAGGAGCCGGGGATCACCTATGAAACCCTGACCACCAATCAGGCGGCGGCGCTGGATGCCAAAAACTGCAACGTATTTGTGTACTACCAGAACGATACGGCCATTCTACAGCAGGGCGTCATGTCCAGCGGTGATTTCTTCGACGAACGCCACGGGCTCGACTGGCTGCAGAACTACGTTCAGACCAACCTGTACAACCTGCTCTACACCAGCACAACCAAAGTCCCGCAGACCGATGCTGGCGTTACGCGTCTGCTTTCCAATGTTGAGCAGTCGATGGATCAGTCAGTCACGAACGGGCTGGTGGCTGCTGGCGTATGGAACGGTGGCCCGATTGGGCAGCTGGATTCCGGCGACACGCTGACAAAAGGCTATTACGTCTACGCGCAGCCGATTTCCGAGCAGGCGCAGGCAGACCGTGAAGCACGTAAGGCACCGGTTATTCAGGTGGCCTGTAAGCTGGCTGGTGCGGTTCATTTCGCTGATGTGCAGATCAACGTCGTTCGCTAAGGAGAACATGAATGGCTACTTATTCTTTTATGGACGTCACGGCGTCCCTCTCCGGCCCGACCGGCGAGATTGTTCTGGGCTACGGTTCCGCCAGTTCAGAGGAGGGGATCACCGTTGCAATGGGCGGACCCAAAAATACCATGACCATCGGCGCTGACGGCGAAGTGATGCACAGCCTGCACGCTGATAAAAGCGGCACGGTAACCGTCAACCTGCTGAAGACCTCGCCGACAAACAAAAAGCTGTCGCTGGCGTACAACGCGCAGAGTCAGTCCTCAGGCACCTGGGGAAACAACGTCATTGTGATCCGAAACAAGGTGAGCGGAGACATTATCACGGCGCGCAGCGTGGCTTTCCAGAAACAGCCGGATAACGCCAACGCTAAAGCCGGTAATACGATGCCCTGGGTGTTTGACTGCGGCAAAATCGACCAGGTTCTCGGAGAGTTTTAACAGATGGAATGCTCAATCAAAGGCCACGATTACCGCGTGGCAAAACTCAGCGTTTTTGACCAGCTGAAAGTGACCCGCAAACTGCTGCCGGTGCTGGCGGGCATGATGTCAGATTTCGGGAGCATTCGCTCCCTGCTGCCTGCTGATGGCAAAATCGACACCGTGAAATTCGATCAGCTGAAACCGGTGTTTGAAACCCTGCTCCCGCGTATAGCTGAGGAACTGTCTTCCCTGACCGAAGAAGACACCAACGCGATTATTCATCCGTGCCTGGCCGTTGTATCACGCAAACACATGGACGGATGGACGCCGGTATTCAACAGCGGTCAGCTGATGTTCGATGATATCGATCTGCTGACCATGCTGCAGCTGGTGGCGCGGGTGGTCGCCGATTCACTGGGAAATTTTTTGCCCGTGAGCCCTACCAGCGCGACGCCGGGCCAGCCTCAGGGTTAACCCTCAACAGCCTGCCTGACGGGCTGTCTTATCTCCTTGACCCGGTTGACGCCGGGTTAATCCCTTATTACGCGCTGAAGGATGGATCTGTCGATCTGTGCGATATCGCGCTGATGAATGACCACCTGGCCGTTAAGGCAGACAACCAGCGGCGCATTGAGAAATGGAGAGAGGATAATGAACGCTGAGACTATTAAAGATTTCCTCGTCTCGCTCGGTTTTGATATCGATGAAGCAGGCGCGTCAAAGCTCGACTCTGTTCTCGCCGGTACGACCGCAAACGCCATCAAAATGGGGCTGGCCGTCGAAGGTGCCGCGCTTACCGTGGTGGCCTTCACGGCTAAGATCGCCTCGGGGCTGGATAATCTCTACTGGGCGTCACAGCGCACCGGCGCGACGGTTCAGGGGATTCAGTCTATTGGCTATGCGGTTTCGCAGGTGGGCGGCAGCGTTGACGCGGCGCGAACCTCTCTGGAAAGCCTCTCCCGGTTTGTTCGTAACAATCCCGGCGCGGAAGGCTTCCTGAATCGCCTGGGCGTACAGACCCGTGACGCCAGCGGCAACATGCGCGACATGGCCGCTATCTTTACGGGTGTCGGTCAGAAGCTCAGCAGCATGCCGTATTACCGGGCTAACCAGTATGCGCAGATGCTGGGCATTGACGAAAATACCCTCATGGCGATGCGCCGGGGGGTGGGCGGTTTCTCCGGGCAGTACAGCGCAATGGCGAAAGCTATCGGCTTCAATGCTGACGAGGCGGCCAGAAGCTCCAATAAGTTCATGACCTCCCTGCGTGAGTTCGGCGCGATGGCAGGCATGGCCCGTGACAAAATCGGCTCTAATCTTGCTGGTGGTCTGGCGGGTTCGCTGGACACGCTGCGCCGCCACATTCTGGATAACTTCCCGCGCATCGAGCAGACCCTGACGAAAGCCATAAAAGGCATTCTGGCGCTCGGGGACATTATCGGGCGGCTATTCTTCCGGCTTATTGAGGGGACATCCAGCCTTATCAACTGGTGGCAATCGCTGGATAAGCAAACGCGGGAGCTGATCTCGTTGTTCGGCGCGCTGACGATTGCGCTGCGCATTCTGAACAGTACGTTCTGGATGTCGCCGATTGGCCTCATTACCGCGCTGGCGGCGGGGATTGCCCTTCTGTGGGAGGACTATCAGACCTGGAAGGAAGGCGGGGACAGCCTGATTGACTGGGGCAAGTGGAAGCCGGAAGTCGACGCCGCGCTGAAGATGGTTCGTGACCTTAAAACGACCGTTAACGAACTGGCGAAAGCGCTGGCGAAACTGCTCAATATTGACCCCAAATCATGGTCCCTGAAGTGGGATTTCAGCAACTTTATCGACCAGATGGGCGAGTTCAGCAAAATGCTGAACATGATCGCCGACCTGCTCAACGCCATTAAAGATGGCCGCTGGGCTGATGCCGCCAGCATCGGCAAACAGATGCTTAATCAGGGCAGCGAAAACCCGTCAGCGATGCCGATGGTAACAGACAGCGCTAACAGTGTGGCGGAATGGATAAAGGATAAAACCGGTTGGGATCCGCGCAGTGTAGGACAGACCATAAGGAGCATTGGAGAGGATGAACCAGAGCAGCATGCGCAGGCTGCAAAGCGAGGTGAGCGGAACAATAACCCCGGAAACCTTAATTTTGCTGGTCAGGCGGGTGCTGAGCTTGAGCGCCCCGGCGGCAGGTTTGCCCGATTCGAAACCGCCTTTGATGGTTTGCGCGCTCTTTCGCGCCAGCTCGTGCTGTATGCCGGGAGAGGGATAAACAGCGTGGAGAAAATTATCTCCACCTGGGCACCCGCTTCCGACAATAACAACACAGCAGCCTATATACAGGCGGTTTCCCAACGTCTGGGAGTAAATCCGCAGGCCGCTTTAAATATTAACGACCCACAAACGATGTCAGCATTAATGAGTAGCATTATTCACCATGAGAATGGGCGAAACATCTATTCGAAGGAGTTAATCGGGAAGGCTGCCGTCGCGGGAATTGGCGGGGCAAACGTGAACCAGCAAAACACCTACCACATTTACGGTGGGGGTGATCCGCGTTCTGTCGGTACCGAGGTCGAGCGTCGGCAGCAGTCGGCAAACGCCCAGGTCATGCGCGGTAATCAAACGAAGGTGGGCTAATGGATATTCTCTCTACGCTCTTTCAGCAGCAGAGCCGGAAAATAGGGATGATTGTCCCCAGCGTGGTTGTTTCTGAGAAGCATACCGACACGCTGGAGATAACAGAGCACCCTGTCGAGGTCGGGGCCGCTATTGCTGATCATGCCTACAAAAAACCGTCTGAAGTGGTGATGGAGGTCGGTTTCGCTGGTGGCGGATCGCTGCTGGATTTTGCCAGTAACCTGACGGCCACCAGCCTGCTCGGGCTGAGTCCCCAGCAGACGTATCAGGAGATACTCGACCTGCAGGCGAGCCGTATTCCTTTCGATGTGGTGACCGGCAAACGGCTGTACAGCAACATGCTGATCCGCGCGCTGGAAGTGACGACAGACAAGACAACCGAAAACGTCCTGTCCGCCGTCCTCACCCTGAGGGAGGTTCTTATCTCGCAGACGCAGCAGATCACCGTCGCGGATAAAACCAACATGAAGGACGGGGCCAGCACGTCGGCGGTACTGAATACCGGCAACAAAACCACTAAGCCGCCAAATACCTCGCTGCTGAAAAGCATCACGGGTAACGCGGCGTCATTACTGGGGCTCGGCTAATGGCAATTCAGGAAATCCCGCTGACAGCGGATAACCAGCAATTCAGCATCATCCTGGCGGGGACCACCTGGCGGATTAGCATCATATGGCGAGATCTGTACTGGATTATGGACCTGCAGAACGACAGAGGGGATCCGGTAATCTCCGGTATTCCTCTCGTCACGGGCGCTGACCTGCTGGCGCAGTACGGCTATATGGGGCTCGGCTTTAAGCTGGTGGTGGTCTGTGACGACAGCACACAGGATTATCCGACGAAAACCGACCTGGGCGGCCGTAGTCATTTACTGGTATCAACGGAGTAAGCATGTCACAGAACTGGATGAGACATTTCGAGCTGCAGCTCGTGGATAATAACGGGCAGGGGATTGAGCTCAGCGATTTTAAAGTGACCTTTACGATCGACTGGTTCAACATCAGCAGCGCGTCGCGGGTGGGAACGTTCAAAATCTACAACCTGTCAGCTGATACGGTGAACCGCATCACCGGGCAGGAGTTTTCGAAAGTGCGGCTGATTGCCGGTTACGACGGTATCGCGCCGGAGGTGGCGGCAAGCGACGTCGGGACCGTGCGCGAAGTCGACGCTTCGGACGTGGGCCAGAGTGATGGCCGTAACTACGGGCTGATTTTCAGCGGCGATATTCGCTACTCGGTCACCGGTAAAGACAGCCCTATTGATTCCTATGTCCTGATTCAGGCAGCCGATACGGATCTGGCGTTTGCCACCAGCATAACCTCGCAGACGCTGGCAGCAGGTTACACGGTTGCAGACGTGAACCGCGCGCTGATGAAAGACTTCGAGGCCAAAGGCGCGACCGAAGGCCTGACGCCTGAAATGCCTGCTACCGTATTCCCCCGGGGCCGGGTGCTGTTCGGCATGACACGGCATCTTATGGATAACGTGGCCGGGCAATGTGGCGCAACATGGCAGTTCGTGGACGGCCAGCGGCAGATGGTGGCGAATAACGAGTATGTTCACGACGCGATTGTGCTCAACAGCGCCACCGGGCTTATCGGCATGCCGCAGCAGACCATCGGAAACGGCGTAAACGTCCGCGCGCTGATTAACCCGAATATCCGGGTTAACGGGCTTATTCAGCTGGATCAGGCTTCCGTATATCGCACCGCGTTGTCGAACAACGATATCGCTATGGCTGGTGGGCAGATCACCGACCAGAACACGGACGGAAATATCACGCTCAGCGGCACCACGGCGCAGCCTGCCAGTATCGCAACAGATGGCGTTTATATTGTGCGCGGGATTATGTACACTGGCGATACAAGGGGCCAGGCGTGGTACATGGACATGATGTGTGAAGCGCGTGGAGCGCAGGATCTTCGTTCTGCATCGTCTTCGCAACGGGAAGGTTGATAATGAAAAGGTTGGCTTTAGTCGGGTTATTCCTCTTGCCGGGATTGTCACTGGCTGCGAACAGTGGCGGCATAACCTTGCAATGCGCAGGTTACAAGCTGGAGCTAATTCCTGATTCAATGTTTAGGATTAATGGGGAATACGTTACGTCACAGAAAATTAAAACCCTCGGTGACGGTAACGGGATGAAGGCTGATATGGGGCTTATGCCTGCTAAAGATGGCAACAATTATGGCTTTGAATACATTCGCCGTCCGGGTACCGAAACGCGATTCCTGAACGTCCAGCTGCTGCAGAACAACATGGACGCGCCGAAAATCATCGGTTCATTCCCGTGTAAAAAGGTTGATGGTTAACCAAAAGTTACATTTCTGCATAGTGTTGAGTTTGTTCACATTCACTAAATAATGATTTTTTATCGCTTGCTAGGTGGTTGCATGATCACTAAACTTTGCGAACTTTTAGCGCTCAGCTAACTTTGAATAAGTGGTGTATAGTCGTTTAAAACGACAGAGGGATTGGGTATGGCGATTAGCTACGCATTTGCGCTGGCAACAATTACACAACAAATGAATCAGGTTCAGGAAGCTGTTAACGGTGCTTTCAAACCCCTGATCTCTAATGCTTGTGAACTGCCACAACGATTAGATGCTGAAGAGGCATTTCGTCGTTGTACCGCGATTGCTGCACGCGCTCAAGAAATCGAAAATACCGCGAAGGAAGGCATGTCTCATCTCGAAGCTTTTCGAAATGGAAGAATCATTGTTGATGAGCTTCCGGAAGGGTTTTTATCCCACCTCGAAGGTCTTGCTAAGGCATGCCGAAATGCTAAAGGTCATTTAGTGGATATGTTCTCTGAAGCGGAAAGGTCCCCTATGTGGCAAGGCCATCTGCAAATGTTGCGCCCATTAAAACGCAAATATGTTCGTGCATTGACCGCCGTCGAGAACACTGCAACTCAGTTGGCCGCTGAAGTTAGGCAATCTCAGCCTTTCCAGGCTGAACTCTTGTCAGAGAATGTTACCCGTGAAGAGGCGATTGAACTGATCTCAACATCGCATAAGATGCTGGGAGCCGACGCCCCTAAATGGATGTGACATGGCAAAAGTCAGTATCACGGGAGAATTGCGTCATTTAGCTGCAGCACATAAGTATGCTCAAATGCTTGCCGATTATATTTCTAAGGGTTCCCAGTTCTGGTGTTTTGGTTCGTTAGGCGGTTTTGAACGTAACTATGATGCGATGGCTGCCAACATCAGGAAAATTCACTTAAAGCTACCTGGCGATAAACCCTGGCCTCCAGAAGCATCTCTGAGTGAACGGACATGTGATAATTTTTTGGTATATGCTCAGCATCTTTATGTCGATGAACACTATCAGATATTGGCAATCATCAGCCCAAACGCTCATCAGCAAGCTGATTCGATGCTTCCCAGGCTGATAAAATTAGCTGAGGAAACCTTCATAGAACTTCCTCCTGATGAACTCGAAAAATTGAAAACCTACGATTCATAAACCCGCCACCCGGCGGGTTTTTTGCTTTCTGGAGCCTACCAAATGGCAGTATCTGACCAGACCCGCAGCGGCGACCTTGCCGAAACATTCAAATCTGAGAGGGACACCACAAAGAACCAGATCCGCGTCGCTTTGCCTGGCATCGTCCAGTCATTCGACCCTGACGCGGTTACGGCGGTTGTGCAGCCTGCTATCCGTTCGGTTGAAACGGATAACGACGGGAACCGCGTTACCAAAAATTACCCGCTGCTGGTGGATGTACCGGTGGTATTTCCGCGCGGCGGGGGATGCACGCTAACGTTCCCGGTTAAAGCCGGTGATGAATGCCTGGTGATTTTCGCCGATCGCTGCATCGATTTCTGGTGGCAGAACGGCGGAGTGCAGGAGCCTGTCGACGACCGGGTGCATGACTTATCGGATGCGTTCTGTATCGTCGGTCCGCAGTCTCAGGCGCAGAAAATCAGCGGAATCAGCACCAGCGCCGCGCAACTGCGTACTGATGATGGCGCTGCGTTTGTGGAAGTGGCCGCAGGCCATAACATCACGGTTAAAACCCCCGGCGCGCTGACGGCGACAGCAGAAGGAGGAACCACGATCACATCACCCACCATCACGCTAAACGGCAACGTGACGATAAACGGGAATCTCTCTCAGGGGATGGGCGAAAGCGGCGGCACCGCGACGATGCTTGGCCCTGTCACGGTGACTAACGATGTAAAAGCTGGTGGTAAGAGCCTGATGACGCACACGCACGGCGGAGTACAGACCGGCGGCGGTAACACAGGAGCGCCTAACTGATGCGATACAGACGTGAAGACGCCGACGGTGATTACACCTTTGGCAGCGGCGATGATACCTGGCTGATTAACTCACCAGAGGCCGTGGCGCAGGCCGTGAAAACGCGATTCGAATTATGGTACGGGCAATGGTTCCTCGACACCACCGAGGGGACACCGTGGATTCAGTCCGTACTGGGCAGGCAAAAACCGGAAACTTACAACCTGGCGATCAGAAAACGCATTCTGGAAACGCGGGGCGTTAAATCAATCCTCTCTTTCAATACGACGGTGGATACCACGACCCGACGTGTCATGTTTTCCGCTGAAATCGACACTCTCTATGGAATAACGACTGTTACATCGGAGGCGTAATGGCTCTGAACCTTGATTCTCTCGGTTTATCTGCAAAGGTAACCGCGGAGGGGATCAGTGCGCCTGATTATCAGACGATACTCAGCACCCTGATTAGCTATTTTCAGCAGGTTTATGGCAGTGATGCCTACCTCGAACCGGACAGCAAAGACGGCCAGATGGTGGCTCTGATGGCGCTGGCGATTCATGATGCCAATAATATGGCGATAACTGTCTACAACTGTTTTTCACCGGCAACCGGCTATGGGGCTGCACTGACCAGCAACGTGAAAATAAATGGTATTTCACGTAAAGGCGCGACGAACTCTACGGTTGATTTGCTTCTTACAGGAACTGCCGGAACAACCATCATTAATGGCAGCGTGAAAGACAGTAATAATGTGATATGGCGTTTGCCTGCTTCAGTGGTGGTCGGCGTGGATGGTACAGTGATGGCGACCGCAAAATGTTCCGTCAGTGGTGCAGTGGCGGCGCTGGCTGGAACTATCACTGAAATTAATACGCCAACCCGTGGCTGGGTTTCGGTAACCAATCCTGCTGCAGCTACTGTAGGCACTCCAGCAGAAACTGATGCGGAGTTACGTATCCGCCAGTCGCAAAGTGTTGCGTTGCCATCAATAACCCCATTTGAAGCACTGGATGGTGCCGTTTCTAATGTTACCGGTGTAACCCGCCACAAACTCTATGAAAACGATACTGGTTCGGAGGACGGTAACGGGTTACCGCCACACTCTGTTGCTGTAATTGTGGATGGCGGTGATGTGACGGATATTGCTCAGGCTATCAGAGGGAATAAAGGCCAGGGGACAGCCACTCACGGTACAACATCCGTTACGGTTCCGGATAAATACGGCAATCCCCATGTAATCAAATTCTCGCGTTCCAGTGATGTACCTGTTTATGCCCGGATTAAATTAAAAGTTTTTACGGGTTATACCTCACAGATAGGGCAGCAGATCCAGCAGGCTATTTCCGACTATATCAATAGTCTGATGATTGGTGATTCGGTCCTTTTAAGTCGCATTTACTCACCGGCGAATCTTGGCGTGGTGAGTGGCGGTAATGCACGCTATTACGATATTCAGGAACTGACGATTGGGAAATCCCCGGGGGCTTTGTCGTCATCAAACATTGATATCAGATACAACGAATCTGCGTCCTGTACCCCGGAAAATATCGTTATAACGGTGGAGTCATGAGCAAATACACCGAAATAATCACGAACTACCACGCCACCAAACCTAAATTTCTTGCGCATGTTGATCTGATGACCCGGCCACTTATTGATGTTGCGGCTGCCACCAGAGGGCTGATTACTGCATTTGATATTGACTCTGCGGTTGGTGTGCAACTTGACATTCTGGGATTGTGGATCGGACGTAGCCGTGTTGTCAGCCAGCCTATCTCAGGTGTCTATTTCAGCTGGGATACCGACGGGCTTGGATATGATCAGGGGGTATGGCAGGGGCCATATGATCCTGATTCAGGATACATGTATCTCAGCGATGAAACTTATCGTGTCATTCTTAAAGCGAAGATTGCGATTAATAACTGGGACGGACGGAATGATTCGCTTCCGGTAATTCTTGACGCGGCAACAGCAGGATCCGGACTGCGAATGCAGATAGTCGATAACCAGGACATGACGATATCGGTCTGGGTTTTTCCCGAGACTGATATTTCTGATGTGTCACTCGAACTGATAGCCGCTATCAAACAGGGTTATCTCACCGTTAAAGCAGCTGGCGTATGGGCTGGGGATGTTGAAACGCCTTCGGTAGAAACACCTTCCGAGGGTTCTAAATTTTTTGGTTTTGATATGGATAACGAATTCATCAGTGGTTTTGATGTTGGAGCATGGGGGACTTTACTCTAATGGCAATAAATAACTTTAAAGCGTTCGCGCTTGATCCGAACGCTAATGTCACTTCACAAGCTGACTGGGAAGCACTTCCGGCTCTGCTTTCTGGTTTTACGGCAGGCAAAGCATCCAGCGCACAGGTCAACAAAGCAATTCGGCAGGCGACAACAATCGCTGCGCTGGTGGGCCAGTTTATTGCGAACTCTGGCGCGGATGCTCTGGACAATGCTGACGTTAACGGTCTGGTGACAAAATTCACGAATGCGCTTATCGCAAACCTCCGTTTGGGAGCTGGCGCGCCAGCTATCGGTATTCCGTTCTTCTGGCCGTCCTCGGCGATGCCCAATACGGTAATGACTGAATGGGCTGATATGGCGTTTCTGAAGTTCAACGGGGCGACATTCTCAGCGACAACTTACCCGAAACTGGCGCTTGTTTTCCCTGGCCTGGTTCTTACTGAATCACGGGGTGAATTTATTCGTATCTGGGATGATGGGCGCGGAGTTGATGCAGGCCGTGGCCTGTTAAGCGCTCAGGGTCATACCTATCAAAGCCACTCGCACCGATTGCTCATGAGCGCAGGTAGTGCAGGGACCGGCAATGTTATTGGTATTGATAGTAGTTTAAATGGAACGCTCACTTACAACATTAACCAACCAGGCGGCGGGCAACTTCAGGCGATTGAAAATGCAGGCGGCACCGAAACACGCCCACGTAACATTGCATTCAACTTTTTAGTAAGGGCTAAATAATGAAACCTGTTTTCGATGAAAATGGACTGGCAACAGAACCGGGTGAAATCCGGTGCTATTACTACGACGCGGTGACGTTTGAATACATGGGATGGTCTGATGAGTATATTCATGTTGGTGTGAGCATGCCAGGCCATTCTACTGATATTGAGCCAGGTGATGAAGTGGCTGGGAAGATTCCAGTATTTACTGGTATTGGATGGGAGCAGCAGGAAGATTATCGCGGGGAAACAGTTTACTCAACTGAAAGTGGTGATACATCAATGGTCGATTATATTGGCCCCATAAAGAATGGGTTTACAAGCACTGCACCCTCAACGCCATATGATAAATGGGATGGTGAGAAATGGGTGACAGATTCTGAGGCACAACACGGTGCCGCAGTAGACGCGGCAGAAGCACAGCGCCAGTCGCTGATTGATGCTGCAATGGCTTCCATCAGTCTGATTCAACTGAAATTGCAGGCCGGGCGGAAGCTGACGCAGGCAGAAACAACCCGACTTAACGCCGTGCTGGATTACATTGACGCGGTGACGGCAACAGATACCAGCACCGCGCCGGATATCATCTGGCCTGAACAGCCGGAGGCGTAGGCCATTCAATATCTGGCACACAGGACAAAACTAAAACACACAAAGCTTTGCCCTTGATCGCAAAGCTTTGTGTCATTCGATAGTTAAGGTGGATCACTCCACCTTCCCATCAATCCAGTCCGCCCACCATTGCATCATTTCTCTGCGCTTATCTAGATACTGAGCATGGTTGTAAATCCCGCGCACAGATCCGCCGTTGGCATGTGCAAGTTGCACTTCAATAGCGTCAGCAGGCCATTCGTGCTCGTTCATAATCGTGCTGAATTCATGCCTGAATCCGTGACCGCTTTCCAGACCCTCATAGCCGATTTGTTTAATCACAAGCAATACCGCGTTCTCGCAGATTGGCTTCTTCTTATCGTTGCGCCCGGCAAAAACAAACTCTGATACTGGTTTAGTGATTGAGCTTAGCGTAGTGAGAAGTTCAACCACCTGGTCTGACATAGGAACAACATGAATCTTGCGGCCCTTCATCACACTGGCGTCGATGGTGATAATCCTGTTTTCAAAATCGACGTTCTTCCATTGCATGGAGCGAAGCTCTTTCGTTCTTAGGGCTGTGTAGCGTAAAACTTTGGTCGCAATGAGCGATACGATACTTCCTGAAAATGTTGCCAGTGCTTTGTTGAATGCCGGGATCTGGTCTGCAGGAAGAAACGGGAAGTTCTTCTTGCGGTATCCTTTCATGGCGTCTGCAAGGTCAGGTGCCGGGTTATATTTAGCCCTGCCGGTGACAATAGCGTAACGGAAAACCTCGCCGCATCTTCTGCGGGCTTTATTTGCTCGCTCCATTGCACCGCGATCTTCAAATCTGCGGATTACTTCCAGCAGTTGCATCGGCTCAATATCCTGAATCTCAAGACCGCCGATGATGGGTAAAATGTCGTCATCAAACATTTTGGCAAGTTCAGTTGCATAGCCTACTGACCAGACTTGCTTCTTGTGCTCGTACCATTCCTTGTAAATGGCACTAAAGGAATTGTTGTTAGACGAAGCCTTTTTCGCTTTTACCGGATCGATGCCAACCGAGATGTCTTTCCTCGCGGTCCATGCTTTATCTCTTGCTTCCTGCAAAGTCATTAGCGGATATTTTCCTACGGTCAGGATTTTCTCCTTACCGTCAATCTTGTAGCGAAGCTGCCATACCTTTTTCCCTGATACAGGGACATAAAGGTACAGGCCATTACCATCGAGAAGGCGGTATGGTTTTTCTTTCGGCTTTGCTGCTTCAATCTGCTTAACGGTGAGCATGGGTAAAAATCCGGTGGGTAAAATTATTTTATCCACTTTTTACCCGTCATGGAGTGCGGCTGTCAACGATCTGACGCGAACCATGACGAACTGTGAATCTACGGAAGGCTTGATATTCAGGGGATTTTGCGGACTGGTACGGATGGAGGCGAACTGATAAATGGTGTCCCCTGCAGGAATCGAACCTGCAATTAGCCCTTAGGAGGGGCTCGTTATATCCATTTAACTAAGAGGACAATGCGGCATGAGTATACCCGCTAATGGAGTGCGGGGTAAGTACGCTGCCGCTCGATTGCTTAAACCCTCGCCATTTATGCCGGGTTTTTATAATTTTTCTTAATGTTTTCCGCACGTTCTGCTTTTTGGCGTGCTTCTGCTTTACGCTTATTGCTCATGTCGTTACGAATCTGTGCATGACTCATTAACGCGAAGATAAAGGTGCCGCCGCAGATGTTCCCCGCTAAAGTAGGTAGTGCGAAGGGCCAGATGAAATCGCTCCAGTGCAGCGTACCGTTAAACACCAGATAGAGGATTTCAACAGAACCGACCACGATATGGGTGGTGTCACCCAGGGCAATAAGCCAGGTCATCAATATAATCACCACAATCTTTGCCGCACCCGCTGCAGGAAACATCCAAACCATAGTGGCGATCAGCCAGCCGGAAATGATCGCGTTGGCAAACATCTCGCTGGGGGTGTTCTTCATCACATCCATGCCGATTTTGACAAATGCATCGCGAGTTTCTTCATTGAAGATAGGCATATATTCAAATGCCCACGCCGCAATACCTGTCCCGAGAATATTACCCAGCAGCACGACGCCCCATAACCGTATAAGTAAGCCGACGTTGCTCATTGTCGGTTTTTGCATGACGGGTAGTACCGCAGTCACGGTATTTTCGGTAAATAATTGCTGGCGGGCCATAATGACGATAATAAAACCAAAGGTATAACCGAGATTCTCCAGCAAGAAGCTGCCCGGCACACCTTCCAGTTCGACATGAAATATCCCTTTTGCCAGTAACGAAGCGCCCATCGACAGACCCGCCGCAATGGCTGACCACAGTAGCGCCATTGCGTCGCGTTCCAGCTCTTTTTCACCATCCTGGCGGATATGCTCATGAATTGCCATCGCCCGGGAGGGGAGTCGGTCTTCATCTATTTCTATTTTTTTGCCGCGCTCTTTTTCTTCGCTCTCAACTTCAATTTCGTCGCTGTGTTGATCAATTTTGTCGTTGTCCAT